CTTTGCATCCTCTGTTTCTTCAGGTATAAACAACTTGCTCATATTGTCTACTGTAGACATTACATATTTATTGTAAGTCCCAGGCTCGATTCCTCCAGTTGCAGGGTCTAAGTAACTATATTTGACTTTTTCATCTAAATCAATACCTTGGGCTTTTAATCCCTCAACCTCGTTTGGGTTGACAGGTATCTGTTCCATACCTGCAGGCATGTTATCCGCTAAAATACTCAGTCTTTGTTCTACAGTAGTTGTCCCTGATATAGCTGCTGTATCAATAAGCCTTGCTATATTCGGATTATTCCTAACGTCGTCAACAGTTACTTTTTGATATCCTATTTCATCTTGCATTACCTGATAAGCGTTACTTATTGCCGTATCCTCAGCCAATGCCTTGTTTATATTGTCATCCATATAAACTCTAGGTGATTTTTGATTCTTACCTTTTAAAAGAGCTGAGGCCCCAATACCTGACATAGTGGGATCTATAATTGGATTTCCATCATCATCTAAAACCAATTCCCTAGTGTTTGTGGTGGTATTTATTTTTGTTTTATAAAGATTCATATTAAGACTTCCATTCTCACTACTTACAATTTCGTATAAATTAGGATTCCCTAAAGTGGTTTGAAACCTTTGTATAGCAGCTTGATATGCTCCCGCTGTAGGCTTTATAAATTCCTTTGTTTCCTCATCTATGTATCCCTGTGCTTCTTTTATTGCTTGTTGAAAGTTAGCGTCATAATCTTGTAAGTATGAAGAAAGTATGTCGTAACTTGAGCTTGCGTTTTGTCTAAATATAAGGTTGTCTGTAGGAGTCTGCATTCCTTTTTGAACCATTCTTTGATTGTCATACAATCTATCTTGAGTACTTTTTAAAGCTTCTAAAATAGCAGCATCTACAGTTTTATTGCCTGTCATTCGCTCTGTTGCTAGTTTTTTAGCGTCTTGATAGGCTTTGGCTGTATCTGTTTTTAGTTTTATTTCAGCATCATCTATTCCTTTTTTCCAAGATGCAACATCCTGCATCCCTTTGGTTATAGCAGAGAGTGTAGTTGTTGGGTCACTTACACCTGTAAAACCTTTTTCTAATGCAATTCTAGTAGCGTCTAATTTATTGCCCATTTATTTTGTTGTTTTAAAAGGATTAGCATCAAAAATAGTACTAAATGAACTTAATACATTGTTAAAATCATAAACAGACTTATTCTCTTGCTGATTTCTTCTCTGTTTTTCATATTCAGCAATTTGCATTATTTGAGACATATTAACATTCATTCCGTTAAAGGTCATTATATTTTTATTATTTTGTGGCGCTGTTGAAACTCCTGCAATGTTTTCTCCTATCGTTTGAGTATTATTAGTATTAATACTTTCAGGCGAAGGAACAGACCCTGTCACATTACTTCTGTTAGAAACATCAATTGCTGAAATATCTCCTCTATTAAATTGTCTTACTTCTTTTCCTGTATATTTGGATATTTGAGACCTAGCTTCATCTATACTAATACCCTCTGATTCAGCTAAGCTCTCAGCCGCTTTATCTCCAGCCTTACCTTGAATAGACCCTGCCAATGAAACTCCTGTTTTTAGCGCAGCAACACCCGCATCTATAAATGCACCTGTTGACTGTCCTCTCAACTGATCAGCTTGAGCTGATAATGCATCAGCTTTTAATCCTGCTGCTGCTGCTCTATCATCTTGAAGCGCTGCTATTTCTGATGCAGACCTTTCTCCTGCCTCAGCACGAGCCATGTCTATATCTAATTTTTGTTTTGCAAATTTATCAGCAGTATCCGACAAGGTAGCATCTTGAATCTGTTTTACTTTCCCTGCTGCTGCGGCTACTCCTCTTTGGTCTCCTTCTTGAACAGCTTCTAATATTTGAGCACCCATTACATTGCCTCTCTCTAATTGCTTATCATATACATCTGTAGTGGCTCTAACTGCGTCATAAAAATTCTGCTCTAATCTAGCTACAGATTCTTTTTCTAGTTGCTCTTGCTCTAATCTAAGTCTTCCTGCTTCTCTAGCTGCTGTTTTTGCAGCATCACCTGCTAAAGCTCCTTTAGCGACTGACCCACCTATTGATACTGTAGCTGCTGCTATTGTTGTAAATGCTGCCATATTATAATTCTTTAATCATTTCTTTGTTGTACGTTCCAGATTCAATGTAACCATTTTCTTCATAATGCTCAGTTAGTGATTTTGATTTTAAAAGAGCATACGAATATTTACATCCAGATAACTTTAATGAATTTGTTAATACTCCTATTAAAAACACTAAAGCTTTTTTTCTTTTTTCTTTATCCTTATATTCAAAATTAGAAATAACCCAATCACACCAACCTACTTTTGAGTTTGTTACATACATGTACCCTGCACAAACAGGAGTTCCTTTGTCGTATACTATAAATCCTCCTTCTCCATTATTTGGTAAAAAATCTTTTGGTGGAGCTGTCCATCTCCAATCTTTCCACCAATTTACCAATATCGAATCATAATCTTCTGAATTTAATTTCCTTACCTCCATTAAAACAAAGATACAAAAACTAAGGATTACTTTTAAACACATCTGAATCAACAGTAAAAAGCTCAACAGATTCTGTGTTGTTATTTGTTAATTTAAACTGTAAGAAATAACCTAATGTACCATAAGACTCTGCAACGCTGTTTTTTACATATAAAATGTAGCTTGAAGGCACGGCTGTTAAAATCAAAGGATTACTTATTGTTATAGTTTTTCTATCTACACTTATTGATGTTATTTCGCCTATTTCCTCTATAACTCCTGCATTATTATAATACGCGACATCTCCAATACTTAACATTGAATCTATAGAAAAAACAAAGGTTAAAGTAATTGGATTTGGTCCAACGCCTGATGTTGAGTCAAAAGTTCCTATTCCTTGTGCAGACCTAAGCTCTAAATTATCAGAGCCTTCTATTCTTCTTATGTATGCAAAATAAGCTCCTTCTTTTAAAACAAAATAAGAAGCAGGCATAAATCCAGTCCCTAAATCAGAAAGAACATCACAGTCCCAAGCATCATCACTTTCAAGTTCAATGGTTTTAAATACTTTAGTTGTTGTTGGCTCTTGATTAAAAACGCCTGTTATTGTTGAAGGATAATCTAAACCATAGTAATTATTTCTTCTTTCATTAGTGTTGTGCCTATAAAGGTTTCCGTTTTTAAACGTATAAAGATATTGATTCATTCCTAATATAAAATCAGGCTCATAACTATAGAAAGAAGGCCATCCATTGACAGATTCACTAAAAGTCAAAGTGTAAGATTTTAAATTAGAGCCTTCACTTTCATCAAATATTGGCTGATAACACCCTTCAACAGGTGCGTATATTTTAGTTCCAATAATTAATGGCTGGTAATAATCATACGGAGAAAAATCTTCAGGCTCCTCAAAAGCATAAAATACAGAGCCATCTAAGTTTAAAACAATATTTTGATAAGAATCTATTCCGTTATACGAAGTAAAACTTCCCTGTATGTAAATTTTATTATTCCATATAATTGTAGATAAATAAGTAGAACCATTAAATCCTAGTCCAAAATTAGCAGAAGTATCTATAGAGCCATCTTCATTAATTTTAACAATATATCCAACAGAGACATCGTTATATCTAGTAAGATTCCCTGTTACGTAAAAAGAAGTTTCGTTTGCGTATCTAAAAAAATAATTAGGATAGCATACCTGACCATTATTTATACATAAGTATGGAAATATTCCTGTTCCTCCATCAAAAGAAGGGTCTAATGCTCCTGTAGAGGTTAATTTTGTTATTCCAGGGGAAGTTGCTACCCCATTAAATGTATTCCAATACCCTAAACAAAACATTGAGTTGTCAGGGTTTATTAAAACATCAGTTCCTGTGTTACTACCACCTGAAAAACCTGAACCAATCGCAAAACTAGGGTCTATTGTTCCATCAGACAACAATCTAGCAATACGACTAGATGGTGTGCCATTAAAATTATTAAACAATCCTGTAATAACTATTGACCCATTAGAGTCTACTTTAGACCCTTGAGTGTAATTATTAAATCCTGTTCCAATATTTTGAGAAAAAGCCAAGTCTATAGAACCATCAGCGTTTAATCTTGTTATTCTGTTTTGAGTAACTCCATCAAATGAAGTAAAAAATCCTGTACATATTATTTTTCCATCATCTTGTATCGTAATGCTTTCTCCTACATATAAAATTTGATTAAACCCAGTCCCAGTATCAAAAGCAGTATCAACGCTTAAATCTTCATTTAATTTTATTAATCCAGAATATGGATAATCAGTTTCTCCATTTGTGAACGTATTAAAATTACCATAATAATATGTGGTATTAGCTTTAAAAACAATATCTACCATGTAAAAATTTACTGGTAACCATCCGTAACATAAATTATCTTCAGCCATATTTTAAAGATTTACACAAGGGCCCCCTGGCACATTATCGCATTCAAGTATATCAACAACTTCATTGTTAAATAGCTCCATTATTCTAAAAACCCCATTAGGAGTTGATACTCCACTAGTGTCTGCATACGCATAGTATCCATCAACAAAAGTAAACGCACCTGCTATAACATCTCCAATAGTAAGAGTAAAGTAATCATTACCACTAACAACATATTGTTGGCTTGTACAAACATAACTTGGTGATGTTGCGCAAAAATCAGTACAAACGCTTCTTCCTTGAGACATAAAAAATCCTCCTGACGGACATGTAGGACAAGCTGTTAAAGCTCCCAGTACACCTAAGTTTTGCTGCCTGTATTGAGTGGAATTTTTTAATTTATACCATCCATCTGGGGCTAAGTTTAGAAGACCTGAGTCAGCATACATTAATGTAGTAGCTGGGTTTGTAAAAGAATCACCTGTAGCAAAATGAGCAGTATATAGTGTGCTAGATGTACAACATAGGTTTTGTGCCGAAACCCCATTAAGTCTTAACTCTTGTGAGTTTCCTGAACAAGAAGGGCATGTTGTTGATCCCGCAATTAAAGCTCCGCCAGATTGTTCTCTATATATTCCATTTTGCTGATAAAATCCATCAGCCGCAGGAGTCGTTAGAGCTGCGTCATCAAAAACAGCTGTTGCTAATAAAAAATCTGCGTTATCTAAATACTTATTTACTGTTGTTGCCATTTATATTTTTTTAAGGTTGAGACCCACAATCACAACAAGCAGATACTTCTGATGATGCGTCATAACAAAACTCACTTATGATTCCCGGTTCGCTTACGCAATCACAGCAAGCAGATTGAAAGCTTGTTGCATCATAACAAAAAGTCTCAATTGCACTATCTCTTAAATCCCATACCAAATATAAGAATTTTTCGTCACTAGGATTTTGATAAATAAATTGAGCATAATACGATCCGCTTGTAGGAAAGCTTTGTATTGGTGTTATATTATTTAATAATGGAATTAATGTACTTATATCAGATTCTTGATAATTAACATCAGATATTAAGTATAATAATTTATCGGAAAGCGGATTAAAAACTGTTAATGTTTTTATCTGCATCGTAACAATTGAGCCCTCCGCGGGTATTGTTCCAAAAGATTCTGGGCCTGTTTGGTCTTGAAACAATGAAACCCCATCTGATTCCATTACTATAAAGTTATTGTTATAAGGACTTATGTTTGATGATAATTCCCACTTATATCTTATTTTTGCTGTTTCACCCACATCTGTAGGGCTATTTAAAAATATTTGTCTTACAGTTAATTCTGTTGTTTCAGGACAATTAAACTTCATCGTATAGCTAGTATTTTCTTGAGGAACTATAACGATTTGAGCTAATATTGGGTTTGATTGAGGCTTGTTAAACGTCAACACGCCTGTTCCTGAAATAAAAGCATTTACTATAAGATTTTGATTGTAAAAAATAGAAACTGCCAAACTGCCTGAAGATATATTGTAATCTATATTTACATCACCAATAGTAGTTCCTAAGTTTAAATTAAATGAAAAAGTATTTAAAGTATTTAGCTGCTCTAAGACATATCCGCATTCTCTTTCCAAAGCAGGAACAGGAACTAAATTTGCATTTGAACTTAACACATATTCATTCATATATGGATCAAACCCACCAAGTTTTTCTGTAAAAAATGATTTTAAAAATAAATCTCTAAACCAACTACGCATACCTACTTGAGATATAACAGAAAGCTTGTCTGATTTTGCAGAGCCTCCTTTTAAGTTTATAACAGAACTTCTTTTTGCGTCTGTAAAATAAACATCAAATCCATAAACAGCAAAGCTTTCAGGGTTATTGCTTATTCCGTATTCTTCTATTCTAGCTAATTGAGTTCCTAAAACTTCAGGAATAGATGTTATGGCGCCGCCTGCAGCCGCATCAGATAATAAATTTTTACCAACCAATACATATGATATTTTATCTTCCTGCAAAGTAAGAATATCAGTTTGTCTTGCATGCATTTTTCTTAATGGGCCAAACTCTCTTTCAAGAGTTTTAAAATTTGCTAAAGCTAAATTAAATTGATTTAATTTATTTAACCTGCTTTCTTGATTAAATACTCCGCTATAAGTTATGTCTGAAAATCTGTGAACTTCCTTGTATTCTTCTTCAGATACAGAAGTAACTTTGCTGCCTAAAAACAAGACGGGTGTTGTTAATGCATCTAAAATTCTGTCAGATTCTACTCCATTACCAAAAGTATAGCAGTTAAAAAAACTTAAATCAACAATTGCAGGTTGACTTAATGTCTGAGGTTGGTCAGAGTCTGCACTACCTGATAAATGAAATCCATTTACAATATCAAAAGTTTGTTCGTTTTCATAATAAAGCTCATCATTTGCCTGTATTGGTTCAGTTTCAAAAATACTTAAAGTAGTGGTTCTATTAACAACAATTTGAACCGTTTCATAAGAACCTCTTTTATCTGGAGAAGAACAGCTAGGAGTACCTGTTTGTATAATTAACCAAAGATTTCCATCTGCTTCTTCTTGAAAACTAATAGTCGTTGTCCCTGGATTAACATAATTTGTAAAATAAGGCTGTACCCCATTAATTTGGTCTATAGTATTTATTGTATCATCACTACCAGTTGATATTCCATTTGTAAAATCTATATTTTGACCAGCAACAAACGCAGCTAAATCTGAATAATCTTGACCTGCTGTAAATGTCTTGTTGTAGTCATACCTTCTGCTTCCACATCTAGACCCTCTTTTGTTTCTATTAGTATTAAATCTAAATTCAATTATACTGCCTGACGGAATATCAAAAGGAATATAGGATCCAGGATTTGCGTCATCTTCAAATGCACAAGAAACCCTTGCATAGCTATAACTAGAACCTGTATTAGGTGATTGAGTAATATAACTAAAACCTCCTTGACTTGTTTTGTCTATAAATGAATTATCTGGGGCATTTGCAGCAAAATTAGATGGCTTAAGCTGCATATAAGTTCCAGCAGGCTGACCACAAGTCCCTGATATAACCTGTCCATCTGCGTCTTTTGTACATAAAAAATCTTCTGTTTGACTCTGAAAGTCTAAAACTTTAGTTTCTGTGCATCTAAGAACAGGACCATTGCTATCTGATTTTACAAATAAATTAGAATTATCTTTAACTTTATCCCTATTATCTCCTTCAAGTTTATACCATACATTGCCAGTTTCTTCTTCTCTAAAAAATATATTAGAATAAATTGTTCTGTATCCTGTCTTGGACTCTTTGATAACAAATTTATATTTTGTAGCCCAATAAGGAGGATAATTATTTAATTGTACTCTTATATTATTTTTTGTTATTGAGTTTTCACATGGAATGTAAACAGTATTTTCTGTATCTACTAATGCAGTTGTGCTTCTTCCATAGTCATCCATGTACACTATTGCAATTTCATAGTCTCTATTACTATGAAGACTTTCTTTTGATGAGTCTAATGAGTATAATCCAGTCACCTCAATTGCTTGTAAATATTCGTAAGCATAATTCCCTGGAGCTGCTATTTCTTCAAACCTAAGCCCTGGAACAATAATTCCTACAACATCACTTCCTGCTGAACTTTGTATAACAAATCCTTCATTTATACCTGCAACACCAAATCCATCATAAGACCAATTATTTTTGGCTACGATTCCACAGTTAAAAACATCAGTAACAGAAGTTCCATCAGAGCAATTCGGAATAGGTTGAAACGAAGATACTGCATCCACAAATTCTGGACTAGTAACTAAATCATGAATATTAGAATAGTTTTCTTGTAAATTAAATAAAAATGTAAAATTAAATTGATTTTCAGGCTGAGTGCCGTCATCATATAAAGGGTCACCACTATATTGAGAACTAACATAATTAAAATCAATTCCTATTTGAGATCCCTGTATTAAATTTAATCCTGCAAAATTTATTTGAACCAATGAATTTTGAACTGACACAATATTATCTATGGTATAATTAAAAGAGTTTCTAACACCCTCAAGCTCATCATTTACTAAAGACTCTGTTATTAAAGATAAATCATAGTTTAAATATATTTGTTTGCCATTTTCATTTACAACATCATAGCCATCAACATAATTACCAAGCATCAATCTATTTCCCATTATAGTTAAAGCTTGAGCTAATCTAGGCACATTATCATAAAGTCTTAATAATTGTTCTTCAGGAAGAGCTGTGTATATTTTTTTATTTGTAAACTGAATAGATTGAGTTGTATTGTCAAGCCAACCTTGGTCAATTTTATTATATCTTTCAATTACATTTACTGATTGGCTTGTTGAGAATTTAAATAAAACATCAACATCTTTTACATTTCTTCCTCCAACATCAAAAGAAATATTAACACTATTAAAGATGTTTTTCATTCCATCATTATTGTATGTGTCATAATTTATCTGAAATGGGCCCGGAGTAAACGATACTCTTGTAAATGGTGATATAGCAGAATACTCTCCATCTTCATATTGCCACCTATATGCAAAACTTAAAAACAAGTCATCCATATAATTTTCTTCTCCTGCAATTTGAATTTGATTTAATACAGGAGCACTTAAGGGAGGCGCCACTATTAAACCTATATCTTGTTCTGTTATTTGGTCTATTCCAGAAACGGGCTCTAAGTAATTTCTATTTATATTTATTTTTCTAGGAGGATTTAAATTGTCTGTAAAAAACAATAAATCTCCAATTAAATCTATTCCATTAATTAAAAAATCCTTACTAAAATTTAATACAGAAGTAGATATAACGTGGTAAAATAAAATAGAATTTTGAATATTAAATGAAATAATCATATCAACTTTCCCTGTTGGAGACAATATGTTATTTTGGTCATGAACAAACCAATAGATAGTTTCATTGGCTCCATCTTCATATGCGCCAATACACCTTGCATTGGATGTTAGGGGAAGATTTAAATATTTAATTTCAACTAAAAGACTATTTCCTTTAGAGTTTTCTACTGCTCCTATTTCAGTTCCTTCAGTAGAACCTAACCTAACATTTAAAGCGTCTATGTATTCTCCTTGAGGAACTAAGCGTTCATCAACGGATTTATTCATTCGACCTTTTATAAAGTTCTTTTGAATTTTAGCCATATTATTTTATCCACTTGTTTTGACCTCTTAGGTTCATTAATAATCTCCCTGGATGGATATTGCTTAATCTTATTTTTGCGTTTCTTAAAAGAGCTGATTTTTCTTTTTTAGTTCTATTTATAATGTACTCTTGAACACCGAATTTGCTTGAAAGTATTACATATTTTATGTAAGCATAAATAAACTCTTCAAATAATTTATTTACACTTATATCCGCATTTACACCACTCTCCATTCCATCTGAAACATATTCTAAAACAATTAACTCTCCCGCCATATCTGAACTAAAATTAATTACTCCTGATTTTTTGTTTATTTTAAAAGTAGGGTTTTGATTTGCTGTCTCAGTATTTAAACCATATCTTCCGCCGATAGGATATTCAAAATACCATATTCCATTATAAAAATAACCTTCTTGTCCGTCATAAGGACTTTCAGCATTTAAATATATAGTTTTATTGCTTCCTGTAATTCTATCAATATCCACCGTTGAAAACTCAGGTTTTAAAACATTACCATCTTGATCAAATAATATTTTATAATTATTATCTTGAAGATATGCGTCACTCCAATTTGTTTGAATATTTTCAGTTAAAGGTAATAATATTCCATTTTTATACATTGAAATTCTAACCCAATTAACATAATCACTTGGCAAAATAAATCTTAAAGTATCATCAACTGCTAATTCTAAAATTTTAATTTCTTTTAAAGAATCATAATTTAATTCTTGTATTGCTCGTTTTGCATGAAATAAAATATTATATCTTTCTACGTTATTTATTAATTTATCATTTCCAACATACATTAACTCAAAGTTATTTACTATGTCTTTTAATGTAATATATTGATATGAACCCCAATTAGCATTTTCAGGATTATTTCCATCATTTTCATAATATTGATACTGTGTTAAATATGCCATATCTTATCCTTGTTGTGTGTTTTCTAAGCTTTCTTCTGCTTGACCAAATTGAACTAATGGTATTTCTCTTATTGACATACCTGCATATTGAAGTATTTTGTTTACTAAATTAACTTGATCAGATAATGGTAATTCAAAATCTTGATAATCGGCTGCTGATCGGTCAAAAACAGGTTCTCCTTGGTTTAATGAAATATAAGTCCAATTAGGGTCTTTTGGATATCTTATGTATTGTGTTTTTATGGTTTTAGTAGATGAGGGGTATATAGTAACTGTATTTCCTTCAAGCGTATACGCAGGAAACATTTCAGACGGAGCTGTTAATTGAGAAGCATTTAATGAGAGTATTTTGCTTTGACTAACTCTTTCTATTTCTGTACTGTCTGTAGTAAAATAAATTTTATTAACTAAATAATAGTCATTTGGTAAATCAAATTGATTTAAAATAGGAGTATAACTGCTTGTTAAAGAAAAGCTATCTACAACTTCTACGAGTCCCTTTACAATATCAGCATATCCGCTTCCTGAAACTCTAGCATTTTGCTTTACAATCCAATTGTTATATTCATAAAAATAATCTTCAAATATGTCTAATTGAGCTTGTTTTGCATATAAATTAAAGTCACTAGGGGTTATATACCCATAGTTGTTTTTGTTTGCAATTGAAAGAACAGTTGCTCTTACTGTATTTATAATAGATGCCATTGATAATCCTTTTCACAAATATACAAAAAAAAAGAGGCTTGAATAATCAAAGCCCCTTTTTGGAAATAGTTAGTAGTTTGCTATTAATCTAACTTTGAATCTAATATCCTTAAAACCTCCAATCCTTCGTCACTTTGAAGAAACGAAGCTAATATAAATAATGGGTCTTCTCCATAAGGAACTGTCAATAATTTATTTTTATTACCAGCTATATTGTAGTAAACATCTTTTTTGTTTTTAAGAATCAAAAGATTTTGACTAAAAAATTTAGCGCATTTGTTTTGAAGACGCAATAAAGGATCATTTAAAGCCTCCATAAAATCATTAGGATATTGTTTTGCAAATAATCTAACATCTCTTTTTAATTCAGAAGAAGTTAAATTATCTACTCTTAAACCTATTACAACTCTTGCAACAGTTTCTAGCATTTCAATATC